TAATTTTACAATTAGCTGAATTTTACGTTTGCGCTATTGATGTTAACCAAACCTAAGTAGTCAGCAGCATTACCTAAAGATGATGCTGTGTTGTTCAATTCAACATAACCATAACGGGTCATGAAGCTAACAACTGGTTCAAAGGTTGTTGGGTCAAGAACAACACCACTGCTCATCAATGGAATGTATGGGCAGTAGAACGCAGGAGCATCTGATTCAGAAGCACCTTTGTAACCAATCAAGATTGGTGTGCTGTCGGTAGCATATGTGTTAACATAAACTTTCATTGCATTGTTCAAAGTACCAACGAATTTTGTGTTGGTTGGAGCTTCGAAAGTACCTTCTGTTGTACGAGCAAATGCAGAAGTTGTAGCAGATTGCAAAATAGTTAATGCAAATGGGCTTACAACTGCATAGTTACCAGCACCACGACGAGTACGTTGTGCAATTAAGTTAGAAACACGGTTGATTTGGATAGCCAATGCAGCGTGTTCGTCACCAACGAAAGTAGCAGTACCAGAAACGTTTGCTTGGTTATATTCTTCAACAGCTGAACCAGCTAATGAGATTAAAGAACCAATGATTTCTTGGTCGATTTCAGCAGTGATTTCTTGAGCTAGAGCAGCCATAATTTCTGCTTCAACGTCAATACCTTGTTGAGCTTGTGCATCTTGTGCTGATTCAAATGTCCAACGAGCACTCAATTTACGAGTTTTCGCTTCAACAGTTTGTTTCAAGATTTGGATGCTCATTCTTTTTCCAGCAACACCTTCTAATGCAGCAGTAGATGCAGCACCAGCTGGTGAACTGTTATTACCAGAATAAGCTTCTGCAATTTTGAATGGTGATAATGCTTCTTCACCTGCAGTTACGTTAGTAGCGTTATCTGCATAACGTACACGTAATGTGTGAATTTGACCTACTGGTCCAGTCATCGGTTGAACACCAACTAACTCGTTAGCAATAACGGTTGGCATAACACGACGAATAACTGGTAAAATTACACGGTTTAAAGTAGCAACGTTACCTGCAGAAGTTGCACCAGCGGTTGCACTTTCTGTTAAATATTTACGAGTGTTTTCTAACATTACACCCATTACTGATTGTTTGTTACCTTGTAGACCTTCTAATAGGGCTTCTTTAGTTTCTGCCCAACGGCCATTAAGAATTTCTGACATTAATATTCTCCTTAATTATTAAAGCCCAGCGAGTCTACGTATCTCTACAATGTTTGACTCTGCTTCGCTATGTTGTTGTTTGGAAGTTTTATTTCCGGTTACTTCCTTTGCCTCAACTAATTTTTGTTTAGTTGTTGATTTTGAATTACCAGAAATAACTGCTGGTAAATACTTGTCAAAGCTTTCAGTAAGTTTTTCAGTTTTTACACCTTCCAATAATTCACTCATGATTGAACGTTGCTCTGTGTTTAATGGAGCAAGCAATTCGCTCATTACGTCCTTTCTTTTATTTGCATTTTTCAATGCACTAATTTCTGCTTGTTTGCTTTCTAATAATTGCTCTGCTTGAACAACAGCTTTTGCTGCTTCTTGCATCGCTAAATCTTTCATGTCTATGACTTTTAGCAATTTAGCAGTTTCAGATTTTTCATTTAAATAGCTCATTTGATATTCAGACGCAAATGCCTCGAATAACTTACGACCAAAATCTGAACGACGAGCTGCTTCGATATCTTCTTTAAGTGCAGAAATTTCTGAACGTAATCCAGTATTAACTACATTTTCAACAAGTTTAGCTGCACGTTGTACAAACTGTTCTTTAACTTTTTTAATCTCTTTACGACCTTCACGTAAAAGTTTAACTTTAGTTTCGGTCACTTCTTGTTTGTCTTTGTAAAACTCAGTAATTTCTTGAGCTAAAGCTTCAACAATGAAGTTTTCTAACACACCGAACTTATTAGCCATTTGCTTTTTATCTTCGTGCAACTCTTTAACTTCATTTGCCAATTGTGTTGTAATAAATTGCTTCATTACTTGGGCACTTTCAGTCATTTTTTTAGCATATTTAACTTTCATTTCTGCTAATTGTTTGCGATCTTCAGCAAATTCACTAATTTCACTACTTAATTGATCAGAGACCATACGCTCTACTGCTTCAATCATAATAGATTTATCGTGTTCATATTTTTGTGCGAATTCTTCACGAAGTTGTTGCGCCACTTGAACACGGTTCTCAGTAATACGTGATTCCCATGCAGATTCAATTGACTGTTTAACTTCTTCCGAAATTACATTGCCTTCAAATAACGTTTTTAATGCATCTAACATTTTTGATTTCTCCTGTTATTTGAGGTTGCTTATAACGTTTAATAAGCTCTCTGGTTTTTTATACATGTGTATTTCTACCAATGTATTTATTTTTTTTGCTCTTATATGGCTTTTATAAAAAGCAACTAATCCCATTATTTCAACCCGTTAATAATATTAACTAATGATTCTTTAATATATTTTTGTGCCATAGGATCGCCCTGCACCTCTTTCGCTATGCGAAATGCATTATAACCACCACGGGCATTCATTAAGTGTTCATAAATTGGTGTAGGATACGCACCTGGGGCTGATGGCTGTGCCACCATATCTACTGTGATAATTTCAAAATCTGATACTTCATTATTTCCGTCACCACTGACGTTTCCAGATCCTCTTGAAGAAACTCCTAATTTAACTCCACTTTCTAGCATCGTTTTAATTAGTTGTCCCATTGGAGTTGGTAAAATTTTTAACTTACCATATCCATTAGGACCGTCCATCCACATATTTACAATCATATGAGATACACGGTCCAAATTTATTTTTAAATCATCAGGATGATCAACTTCTCCAAGAACTGAATAGCCATTTTGTATCTGGTCATTAAGAGTTTTAACAGCCTTGCTAATCTCATTAACAGGATATACACGCTGATTTGCATTACGTATGCCACCTTGTATACAAATACCACTCATATACAAGTTTTTACCTTCTCTGTCATCAGACTCGACTATCATATGAGCTTCATTAAAACTCAAATTTTCTCGAAGATATATCATCGTTTTATCGTCCTTTGATTAAACTTTTATCGTTTACTGATTGTTCACCAGTACCTTTCTTTTCAGCACCATGGCCTTTTGAAACATTACTTAATTTTGGTGCTTTGCTGTTTCCTGGAACATTTACGTTACCAGATTTAAGGTCTTGTGTAGATGGGTTTAATAAACCACCTTTTGTACCTTTTTTATCAGCTTCTGCGCCTTGAACTAAGTTGCTAACAGTACCGCCCATGTCATTGTATTTTGATTTGTTCAAAACACTTTTTTTGTTCGCACCGTCATCACCGTGTTTAGGTAATGCAACTTTATTTACATATTCCATGAAATATGCAAATTCATCCATTTCTTCTTCGCCGCCTAATTCAGCACCGAATTCATCAGCTGGCTCTTCTTCACCACCAAACATATCAGCATGTTCTGGCTCATTTTTTTCACCAGCTAAAAGTTTTTCGAATTCAGCAGTTAAAGAACTTATCGAGTCAAGTTGATCTTCTAAATCAGCTACACGGTCTTCTAAATCACCGTCTGATTCTTCTTCATCATCGAATTCAGAATCGAAACCAGGTTCTTCATCACCTTCTTCCTCTTCTTCCTCTTCTTCCTCTTCTTCTTCTTCGCTGTCACCGAATGGGTTTTCGCTACTTTCTTCTTCTTCGTCGCCTTCTTCTTCGAAAGCTTCATTATTCATGCATTCTTCTTCTTCATCGGATTCTTCATAGATGCTTCCACCGAAGTCGGATTCTAATAATTCTTCGTAAATTTCACGTGATTTTTCAACAACAATATTGTGAAAAATCTCTTTTGCGGTTTCTTGATCTTCATTGATCAAAGCTTCCAACATAGCTTCAAATTTAGTACGATCTGCCATTTAAATTCTCCTGTAATATACATGCAAGGCTGTATCTTATTTACATTATTTATAAAAAAATGT